TGTCATGGTCAAAAGCCTGGGCGCATCCATCAGTGCTTGAGCGCCGCAAGTCGGAGGCGCCACGGTTCAACGACTTCGCCGATGATGGTGACTTGACACTGGTAAAGCGGATCGGCGACGACGTAGAAGAAATTGTAAGCATCGTTTCGCAGATTGAATCATCTGGATTGCTCGACAAGATCGGATGTGACCCGGCCGGCATCGGTGGTGTGCTTGAGGCTCTGGCAGAAGCTGGAATACCTGAAGAAAAGATTATCGGCGTCTCTCAAGGCTGGCGATTGGGCGGGGCGATCAAGACGACAGAACGAAAACTGGCAGAAGGCGTGCTGATTCACAGCGGATGCCGGCTGATGGCATGGTGTGTTGGAAATGCCAAGGTTGAGCCTCGCGCCAATTCGATACTGATTACTAAACAGGCCAGCGGGTTCGCGAAGATAGATCCGCTGATGGCCTTGTTCAATGCCGTCTCTCTGATGTCGCTGAACCCAGACAACAACCGAATAACTCAAGGCTTCGTCATATTGTGAGCATCCTCTCAAAACTCGCCGAGTTCCTACGACTTGGCGCGGGAGACGTGCGCCCGCAAAACGCCACCTATTCGCAGGACGTTATGGATGCGTTTGGCGTCACTCCATCCGCATCCGGGATGGTTGTGACACCAGTGTCTGCAATGCGTGTTGCAGCCGTGTTTGCCTGTGTCCAGAAGATCGCAGGGGCCATTGCAACCCTGCCGATTCATGCCTACAAGACGGAAGGCGACATCAAGTCTCGACTGCCACGTGATGACCTGTGGTTCAAACTCAACGAGCAGCCGTCTCCGCAATTTACGGCTGCATCGCATTGGGAAGGCGTCAGCATCGCGCAATTGCTACGCGGCGACTCTTACACATGGATTCGACGCGGCCTAAACAACAGCATTCGTGAATTACTCCCGATGCCGTGGGGCTGCGTCAGTCCGATTCGCCAGTCTGACGGGTCTGTTCGGTACTACGTTTCACTTCCTGACTATGGAATTCAGACATGGCTTGGAGCAGATGAAGTTCTGCACTTTCCTGGCTTCGGATTCGATGGAATCAAGTCTATGTCGGTGATTTCGTATGCAGCCAAAGCTGCAGTCGGTAATGCCATGGCAATGGACGAATACAGCGGGCGTTTCTTCGCCGATGGAGCTCATCCGTCAATCATCCTTTCTTCTGCCGGAAAGATGTCATCGGATCAGATTACGGCACTGCAAAATGCATTCCGCAACAAGTACGCTGGAATCGACAACGCCCACCGCTTGCCGTTGGTTCTGACCGAAGGAATCAGCGCGAAGGAAATAAGCCTGTCCGCCGAAGATGCGCAGCTTCTTGAGGCCCGTAAGTTCCAGGTTATCGACATCGCCCGCGCCTTCGGTGTTCCTCCTCACATGATCGGCGAAACATCGGCGTCGACTAGCTGGGGGTCAGGCATCGAGTCTATGTCTCGCGGCTTCGTGACCTACACGCTGCAACCTCACCTCGTCCGCATTGAGCAGGAACTGAACCGCAAGCTGTTCCCGCGAGATACCGGGAAGACGCTCCAGTTCGACCGCGACGCCCTGATTGAAGGGGATAGCAAGGCACAGGCAGAATACAACCGCGCCGCGCTTGGTGGTCCTGGTTCTGGCCAAGGGTGGATGACGGTCAATGAAGTTCGCCGCAGCAAGGGACTGAGGCCTATCGAAGGCGGCGATGTTCTATTCGACCCGAGCAAAGTACAAGCCGCACCAAAACAGGAATCACAACCATGAACGAAGTTTTACAACTTTTCCTTGATAACAAGGCGATGACAACGCCGGTAATGAACGTTTCTGTTTCTGGCGATGTTGCAACCATTTACGCGCACGGGGTTATCTATCCAGAGGTTGGAATCAATGCGGCTGGGATTATTGATGCGGTAAATAAAGCGGGAGACGTTGGGACGATCATTTTCAACATCAATACTCCTGGCGGGTCTGTTTTTGAGGGGCGAGAAATCATGGATGTGATTCGCAACATCAAGGCAAAGACCATTGCCCACATAGGCAGCTTATGCGCCAGCGCCGGAACGAGCATTGCCATTGCATGCGATGAAACAGAAATGTCAGACGGCGCCCATTACATGGTGCATAACGCGCATGGTGTCGCCATGGGAGATAAAGACGCATTGCGTAAAGCGGCCGACCTAATCGAGAAAATCGAGGGTGCAATCGTCAATGACTACACGACAAAAACCGGAAAGCCAGAGGAAGAAATTCGCGCCATGATGGGGGCTACTACTTGGATGACAGCAAAAGAAGCGCTGGCAAATGGTTTTATTGATCGCCTAGCGACAACCGCAAAAACAAAGAACACATGGAATCTGGCCGCTTACGAGAATGCGCCGAAAGCCCTGCTCGAACCACCCGAACAAGAACCAGAAATCGAGCCCGCTACGGCGGGTTTTTTTTCGTCCGTCAAAAATGCCAACCGCCTCAAGTTGGTCATGATTTAAGCGCCTCTCGCGCCTGAAACCGCCTCGCGTCGGTCACGCGAACGAAAGCCATCCATCCGGGTGGCTTTTTTTATGGAGCTTCACCAATGAAAAATATTCAAGTCTTGCGCGAGAAGCTGTCTAACCTCGCCAAACAAGCCAATCACCTGATCAACGAAAAGGGCGACACCGTCTGGAATAAGGACGAGCAAGACCAATTCGACGGCTACACCGCCGAAATCGAACAGATCAAGGCCCAGATCAAGAGCATTGAAAAGATGCGCGAACTGGAAGCTGATGAATTCTTTAACTCGGCACAGAGCAAGATCGTCAAGCCGGGTCAGGAAGACATGACCATCGATGCGCTGGCCGCCGTCGCTATCTACCTGCGCCATGGCAACAACGTGACCGCTGAACAAGCCGTTGCAATCCGCAACGCCATGTCCACCACCACCCCGGCAGAAGGCGGCTATACAGTTCCTGCCGAAATCGCTGCGATGGTGATCGAGAAGCTGAAAGCCTTCGGCGGCATGCGCGAAGTCGCTACGATCCTGGCCACCGCATCGGGTGGCGCTCTCAACTTCCCAACCTCTGACGGTACTGGTGAAGTTGGCGAAATCGTTGGTGAAAATGCTGCCGCTGCTGCCGGCGACGTCACCTTCGGCACCATCGCTCTGCCGGTCTTCAAGTATAGCTCGAAGAAGATCGCTCTGCCGGTTGAACTGATCCAAGACAGTGCCATTGACGTTATCGGTTTTGTCATCGACCGCCTGGCAACCCGCATCGCCCGCATCCAAAACACGCATTTTACTGTTGGCGGTGGCACGACTGTTCCTGATGGCGTGATTCCGAAGTCCGCTACTGGTAAAACTGGCACGACCGGCCAGACTCTGACCGTTATTTATGATGATCTGGTTGATCTTAAGCACTCTGTCAATCGCGCATATCGTCGTAATGCTTCGTACATGATGAATGACCTTTCGGTCGCCATTGTGTCGAAGCTGAAGGATACGACTGGCCGCCCGATCTGGACTCCTGGTGATGCTGAATCCATCGCTAATGGCAAGCCGGATACGCTGTGCGGTTATCCTGTAGTCATCAATGACGATGTGGCAGTCATGGCGGCGAATGCAAAATCCATCGCCTTCGGTGATTTCTCGAAATACACCATCCGAGATGTCGCTGGATCTACCAGTATCCGTCGCTTTGACGACTCAGCATTTGCCCTGAATGGTCAAGTTGGTTTCTGTGGCTGGACTCGCGCTGGTGGCAACCTTCTTGATACCGCTGCAGTCCGCGTTTACGTTAATTCAGCAACCTAATCGCAATACGCCTCCGCTTCTGCGGGGGCTTTTTCTGGAGCCTATATGGCACGAGTAAAAAACGCCGATGCTGAATCGGCTGCAGAAAAATCAGGACGCGCCCTGATTGACCTTCCTGCATATGAACTGAAATCTGGTGACTACGCAACGTTGCCATCAGAAGCCGCTGATTCGCTTGAGGCGATTGGCGCATTCGATACCAAAGCACAGGAGCAATAAACAATGAAATACATCCGCCTAGTCATCGCCGCTTTAGCTATTTCCTGCGCATCTATAGCCAATGCTGCAACCATCCACATTCCAGACTCATTCCTGACCGCTGGCTTGACCAGCGCCATGAACTTGTCGACCGACGTTGTCAAGTGCGCCCTGATCGACATCACCACCTACAACCAAGCGACCGACACGGTGCTGGCCGATGTGACGCAGGTATCAGGTACTGGTTACACCGCAGGCGGTCAGACCGTAACGTCAATTGTCACTGCAGCCGATACCACTAACCACTGGACGACTATTGTCATCACCCCTGCTGTCTGGACTGGATCTACCACGATCAGCGCTACCGGCGCGGTCTGTTACGACTCAACTGTCAGCAACAAGATTATCGCTGTTGATGATTTCGGTGGCACGGTCGCTTCCAGCGGGGGCACTTACACCGTGAATGCGATCACGATCAAGTTCACGCACTTCTAAGTTGGCATCATGGGCGAGTCATATTCCTGCGCATCCGGTGGCGTGATCGCTGCTGGATGGAACCGCACGTTTGCAAATGCAGCGATTGTAGGCGACTCGATCACGGCGACTGCCCGTAACACCAGCGGCTTTTATTGGGCCAACGGTGCGAATGGCGGCAAGATGAAGCTGGTCGCCAATTGCGGCGTCTCGGGGGATCGGTCATGGCAGGTGCTGGCGCGGATTGACAATACCTATACCAATGCCTCACCCGGATTGGCTGGGCTGACAAACCTCGGCCGCGTGTTTATCCGAATCGGCACAAACGACTGTCTCGATGGCACGGCGGTTGCGTCGGCAGCTTCCAACCTGACATCATTGCTGAACAAGATCGCTGGATACGCGCAGAAAGTCTATATCCTCGCCGTGCCGCCATTGGGTGCCACCTACGCCTCAGCAAATGCCTTGGTGCCGTCGTGGAATGCCTGGTACGCCGCATTCGCTGCCGCCAATCCATCGCAATTCACGTTCATTGACGACTGCGTAAATCTCCGTGACGGATCAGGCAACCAGCTAGGCACGTATTTCGATCCGGATCAAGTGCACCTTGGTCCGGCAGGCGTGTATCAGATGGGCCTGATTCAAGCTGCTGCACTGGCTTCTGAAATAAGCGTCTATGCCAGCCCGTTGAGCAAGGATGCTGCCGACATTTACCCGGCGCAGCCACAGTGGAATCCGAACCCCGTCAATGCAGGCACAGGTGGCGGAAAAGATGGCGGCGTCACTGGCAACGTGGCCAATGGCATCTATATCGCGCATTCCGGGTCGGCGACCTCAGTGGCCATCGTTGCTGCGGATGTCGGCGATGCTAATCAAACACCTTGGCAGCGCATCACGCCAGTATCCGGCACCAGTACCTCATGGATACGTGCTGGCATCACTGCGGTTGGTAGAGTCATGTCGTCGGTTGATCCATTCGCCCTCGATAACATGGTAGAGATTCGACTTACCAACGTTGATACGACGAAAGTCGGAGAAATCATGCTGCGGGTAGTCGCAAATACCGGAGAGATGTTATCGACAGACGCCACGTTGAAAATGGGTATAGCGGGTGCGATTTCGAAAAACGTTGTGCTGCGCCATGCGATTAAGCGGGCAGGGGCTACCACACCTGCATCGGCGCTTATCTATTTGTATCTCAACATGCAGGGAAATTATTCATCCAGCGTCGGTGATATTGATTTCCGGTGTCTGACCGTTAGGGGCTGATATGGCACGTAAGTTTGATGGCAATCTAGCCAACTATTTCAGTTCAACGCTTGCCTATGACTTTCCAAGCGACTGGACTATCCTCCTGCGGATCAAAAATGTGGTCTCGACCGGCGATCACCAGATATTCATTGGTAGGCGTGGCGGCGACACGAATGGCTGGGGGGTTGGTCGGCAATCCAGCGGTCAATTCACGTTCTGGGGATTCGGTGGAACAACTGGTTCAGCAGGCAATGTCACGCTCGGTAGCGCAGGGTTTGAGGCCTACGCGATCACGCGGGCTGCGACGGGCAGCATGGGGACATTTTACAAAGACTCGACCACGCCGCTCGGCACCGCATCAATTACTCCCGGCAATAGCGCAACGCAGGGTCTATATGTTGGCGGCCTTAACAATTCAGGCTCTGCAGTCTATCCAGCGAATTGTGAATTAGCAGAAATAGCGATTTTCTCCCGTGTACTGAACAGCACCGAACTTGGGCAGTGGTTCTCGGGTGATTCGCCGTCGCTATACAACACCGGACTCGTGCACTATTGGACGCTGGATGCGGCCAGCGGCAATGAGTCGGCAACAACAGGCGGGGCAACGCTGACGCAAGTCGGTACCGTCACTGCCACAACGCACCCGGCGATGAATTATGGTGGCAGCGGAGCATCGGCGAGCGGCGGAACCGGAACCTCAACCGGTAGTGGATCAGGCGGAACTGCGACAGGTGGAGCGGCTGGAACTGGCTCATTCACCTCCGACGCCATGGAAAACAATACCGGCGCAGGACTATTGGCAACGGTTTCTGTTGTCTGGACATGGTATCAGGGTGCCATTGGCGTAGTGCCTACCTCGACCACGCACGGCACAGCAACAACCAGCGCTGGCGGTATTCTGTCGCTGAATGGGTTACCGCTCGGTGCCGGCTTTCTGCTCGCTCGGACGGCTGACTCATCGGGCGTTTATTACCAGCCCGGCACGGTGACATAAATGCTCCGCAACCTCAACAAGTCGTCAGGTGGCCGCCGTATTCTCGGTGTGCCGACTGTCGGTATTCTGGCATCGACCATCGCAGCCAATACCGCGACGGGCGATAACGGCCCCGGCTTGCTCTATGACGACTCGCTGCTTGCCGGGAATGCTGGGAAGCAGTTGCGATGCATGATCACCGGCTACACCGGTACTCTGTCTAAGCTGTTTGTCTACGAGGATGGCAGTTTTACCCTGACCGGCGAAGCGGACGGCAGTTTCACTATCAGCTATTCGGTCTATGCCGATAATGCTTTTGTCAAAACAGATACGGCATCAGCTACCGTAGGAACAGTTAATGCCTCGGCGTTGGCTGGCACAGGAACAAGCACCGGAAGCGGGTCAGGCGGGACAGTCACTGCAGGCTCCGGATCAGGCGCAACCGCAACAAGTGGAACCGGCATATCTACCGGATCAGGAAGCGGCGGAGAAGCAACTGGCGCGTCAGCCGGAAGCGGATCGGCAACCGATGGAACAGGAACGAGCACAGGAACCGGATCGGGTGGATCGGCATCTGCTGGCTCCGGCCCTGACGCCAATACATCCAGCGGAACCGGCACCAGCACAGGCAGCGGGTCAGGCGGCAACGCCTATGGCGGCATTCAGGTAACGCAACTCAGCGTTGATATAATCAAGCAGTGGTGCCGTATCGATGGCAACGAATACGATCAGATTCTTGCGCTAAATATCAGCGCAGCCATCGCACTGGCGAGCCATGAAACCGGCGTTGATTACACGGTCAATCCGATTCCAGCTTCAGTGCAGCAATGGATCGCGGCGCACTGTGCATACTGGATCGATAATCCCGGATTGGCTACAGGTCGCGATCTTCAAGTGTTGCCATATGTCTCCCGGTTGCTTGATCCCTATCGCCAATATTCGGGCGCCGTGTGATGTACGCCGGACAGCTTAAACAGCGCATAACGTTCCAGCAAAAGACTGTTGCTCGAAATTCAATCGGGGAAGAGATCGTGACTTGGTCCGATTTCTCTACCGTATGGGCAAAGGTCATACCGCTGCGTGGAAATGCATTCTATGCAGCAAATCAGCAGCAGCACGTGATTGATGCGCGATTTCTTATACGCTCAAAGTCTGCATTGAGCACTGACATGCGGATTGTCTGGAATGGCGAAAATTACGACATAACAAACATCATTGTTGGGACAGAGCAGTATCGCGGGACGATTGAAATTACTGCGGTTCATGGTGTTAAAGATGGCCGATAACATCACGGTAAAAATAGAAGGGCTTGATGATCTAAGGCGCGTTCTCGCTGAAATTCCAGACAAGCTGAAAAAGAAACATCTTTTATCTGCGCTTAGAAAAGCAGCTCGGATTCCTCTTGTGGCTGCTCGTCAGGTAGTTCCTGTGATGTCGAGCGAAACATCGGCAAGAGCGCCATATAGAACGCCAGGCCTGTTAAAGAGTCGCCTGACTGTGAGAACAAGCAAGTCAGCTAGAAAAGATGGGAATGTTGGTGTTTTCATGAACATCAAGCCATTGAAATCTTCTGCCATTCGCGGATTTAAGCGGCTTGGCATGAAATCAAGTCAGAACCCATCCGACCCGTTTTACTGGAAGTTCATAAATTTCGGAACGAAGAAGATGCCAGCGCGTGATTTCATGAGCAAGGCTGCCGATTCTCTTCCTGAAGCACTCGATGTTTTTAAGCGAGAAATCGCGCCAATCATTGAATGGTGGAATCGCCGAAAATGAGCGCAGAAACAGAACTTTATTCGGCTTTGTCAGAATCGTTTGGATTAGCTGCGCTTGTTTCAGACCGAATTTATCCTGATGCAATACCAGAAAATGTAGCACTTCCTGCTGTCGTGTTTATTCGCGCAAGCACCAATCCAACTTACACGATTGGCGGTGTGCTTGTTGCAGAGGATGTCCATTTTTCAATTACGGTGTGGGCTGAAACGAGAACGGCAGTTGAGCCTATCGCTGACCAGATTAGGTAATCCAATCTCAGACCGCTCAAGCGGATTTGATAATGAGGTTGGATTGTTTTCCGTAACGATAGAAACAGACTGGTTTTCAACGTAGCAAAAAGTATCACAAACAACACAGACGCCTTTGGGCGTCTTTTTTTTCGCCCAAAGAAAGGGATCAATCATGGCAACAGCAAAGAAATGGTCGAACGTCGCAGTTGCGATGCAATCGGCTCTCGGCTCCATAATCACTGTAACTGCTATCAGCAAGGCAGCAGAGGGAGTTGTTACCGCAACTAACGCGCTGGCCAATGGAGAATATGTCGTTCTATCGGTGCAAGGTATGCGTCAGGTCGATGACCGCGTGTTCCGTGTCAAGGCGGTATCCGGCACAGGCTTCACGCTCGAAGGAGAAAATACGACCGCTTTCGATACTTTCACTTCCGGAACTTGCCAAAAGATTACGTTTGGAACATCGATCACTACGGCAACTTCATTGAGTGTGTCGGGTGGTGACTTCGATTTCATCGACACGACTACCATTCATCAGGCCGCCCGCTCGCAGGTTCCTGGTCTTCCATCTGCTTCCAATTTTTCGTTTGACAATATATGGGACGTTTCTGATGCAGGCCTAACGGCGATGAAATCGGCATCTGATGCTCAAGCAAAACGCGCATTCATGTTCACGTTCGGTACTGGTGGGCAGATTATGGTATTTAATGGATACGTCGGCGCGTCGCTTCTGCCTGGCGGATCTGCACAGCAACTGGTTACGACCAAGACGGCCATCACTATGAATGGCACGCCGACTTATTACGCGAGCTAACCGATGAGCCTTGCTGACAAACTACGCAAGGCTCGAGAACTGGAAGTGAAGTCAAATGGCTTCACTTTCACTGTTCGCCGGCCTACAGACTTAGAAATGGTTGAATTGCAGAGCAAGTCTGCAGCAAGAGCAATCATTCCTTTCATCATTGGATGGGAAGGTGTTTCAGAGCTTTCCATGTTCGATGGTGGAACGCCGCATCCGATCCAATTTGATTCTGATGCTTGTGATCAATGGCTTCAGGACCGTCTGGATATTCTCTCCGTTATTATTGCTGCGACATACAAGGCTTACGAAGAACATCAAATCAAGGTGTCAGAAGCAGCAAAAAACTGAATGAGTGGCTGGAGGCGCAAGAACTACCGGGGAACCTCCAGCCACCGAAACAAACGCATGAAATCAGCATTGCGATAAAGGCATGGAATCTGTGCGGCGGCATGGATTGGAATGCCATTCCCTATGTCGCTGAAATTCTCGGTTACCAAGACTTAGAAATTCTGATTGCTCAATTGTCAGCAATCAGGGATTACCACAACAAGGAATAAACATGGCACTGGCGAAGCTTTCCATTGACATAGAAGCGCGGCTTGCAAATTTCGAGCGCGATATGAGCAAGATCGCCAGAACAAGCGAGGAATCAGCGAAGAAGGTACAAAATTCCTGGAAGAGTGTCGGCGAGACAATTGGTGCAGCTATCGGCGCATTTGTTGCTGTTGATCTGGTTAGCAGGTTCAAGGGAATTGCTGATTCAATGGATGAAATGAGCAAGGCTGCGCAGACGGTCGGGCTTACGACTGAACGTCTTTCTGAACTGGCTTATGCCGGATCATTGTCTGGCGTTCAGTTTGAAGAAATGACCAAGTCGCTAGGAAAGCTATCTGTAAAGATGCAGGAGGCAGAGAGCGGAACAAAAACGTCTGTTGATCTATTCAATGACCTTGGCATCAAGGTTAGCGATGCATCCGGAAAACTAAAATCATCCGATGCTGTTCTTGAGGAAATCGCCGACAAGTTTGAAAAAACAAAGGACGGCGCAGCAAAAACATCAATTGCTATTGAGTTATTCGGTCGTTCAGGCGCAAAGCTTGTCCCGTTGCTTAATGGCGGGTCTGCTGGAATTGGAGAACTGGCCGATGAAGCAAGGAGACTTGGCGCTGTTTTCGATGGAGAAATGTCGAAGAAAGCAGAGGAATTCAACGACAACATCGAAAGGCTTGGCGTTGTATCGCAGTCTTCTGGAAGATTATTTGCTAATGAGTTACTGCCGTTCCTCGTCAAGATAACTAACGAAATGACGGCTGCAACGTCATCTACTGGAAGTCTTTCGTCGGCGCTTGGCAGTGGATTGCGCACAGTCCTTGAAACTGTTGCTGTAATTGGCGCAAATACGGTTTATGTGTTCAAGGGAATCGGAACAGAAATTGGCGGAATTGCAGCCCAGGCTGCAGCTTTCCTGTCTGGAGATTTTAAGGGCGCAGCCAGTATTGGCAAGATGATGAAAGATGATGCTGCTTTAGCTCGAAAAGAAATCGACGCATTGACAGAAAGAATACTAGACAGGAGCAAGGCGACAAAGAATGCCATTGAGCAGGCAAATAAATCTGATCTGGTCAGAACGAAGCATGGAATTAGCAAATCATCCGATAGCAATGCGACAGACTATTCAAAGCTTATTTCTTCGTTGAACGAGAAAATCAGTATTCAAACAGCCGATCTGAATAGCGTTGAAAAGCTTACGAACGCAGAAAAAGAGTATGCGAAATATCAGGCTGACTTGGCATCTGGAGCACTGGTCCTAAGTGCCTCGCAAAAGTCAGTTGCTGAGGCATTTTGGTCTGTCTATCAGGCACGAAATAAAGCCAATGAATCAGAGAAGGCAAACGAGAAAGCCAACGCGCTTGTCGGTGATTACATGCGCGGCAATGCTCTTATTATTGAGCGAATTTCCCGAGAGGAAGAGTTGGCTTTAATGACAGAGCGGCAACGCTCTATCGCTGAAGCTGTATATCGAACGGAAGATGAAGGCTCCGCGATCAGAGAGCGAATCATCCGAGACATTCAAGACGAGACAGCGCGTAAAATCGCACTAGCTAAAGCCGAAGAAGAGTTAGCAATTCAGAAAGAAAAAGTTGCCGATGTAACTGCGAGAAGTTACGACCAGCAGCAATCTTTCTCTTTTGGTTGGACGAAGGCATTCCAGTCATACGCAGACAGCGCGAATAACGCTGCAAAGCAGGCGCAAGACGTTTTTGCAAGAGCTTCGTCTGCAATGGAGGATGCGCTGGTTAATTTCGCCATGACCGGAAAGATTAGTTTTTCTAGTCTTGCCACATCGATTATTGCAGATATCGTGCGGGTGAATGCTCGGGCTGCTACGTCTGAAATCATGGGCGCTATTGGGAAGGTTGTTGGCTCATATTTCAGTTCAGGAACATCGTCTAGCGTTGCTCCTGTCGCGTCTGCAAAAGGCAATGTGTTTTCCATGCCTTCGCTTTCTGCTTATTCCGGGACGGTAGTTAATCAGCCAACATTTTTTGCCAACGGCGGCAACGTCATGGGCGAGGCTGGCCCGGAAGGCATTTTCCCGCTCAAGCGAGGGAAGGACGGAAAGCTAGGAGTAGCCGCAGAAGGGTCTGGCGTAACCGTGAATGTAATCAATAACTCCGGTTCTCAGGCTACTACTAGCGAGAGAAAAGACAGCAAGGGCAATCGGATCATTGAAGTTCTGATTGAGCAAACAAAGAACGCTATTGCCAGTGATATTTCGTCTGGAAATGGCGCTATTCCTGCCGCTATGGCTGGCTCATACGGTCTTAAACGAACGGCGGGGGCTTACTAATGGCCGCATATCCTTTAACGCTTCCTGCGCCTTTGCTGGATGGCTACGCTCTCTCTCCGGTTGATCCCCTTGTTCGCACAGAAATGGAATCAGGAGCATCAAGGTCGCGCAGACGGACCAAGGCCAGGAACGACCGAATAGACGTTTCATGGTGTTTCACTGAATCACAATTTTCTGAGTTCCGTACGTGGTTTGATGATGATGTAAGTGGCGTTTCCGGTGGTGCTTCGTGGTTTGATATTTCCCTGAATATCGGCCTTGGTTGGTCAACGCTAGAAGAGGCCAGATTTCAGACCATCTGGAAAGCGCAAAAAGACGGATTTTCGTGGAAAGTGTCTGCGACATTGGAGGTTAGGTAATGCCTGATACTAACTTGTCGCAGGCGCTCAAGGAAGCGTATGCCTCGGCGCCGGCTGATGTGGTTATTTACCACACGCTGGAAATCAATCACCCGGCCTTTGTTTCACCGATTTATGTAGTTCGTGACTATCAAGACCTAAACGCCAATCTCGAAACCGGAACCCCGGTTACTTTTCTGCGCTTCGCTTTTAACCTTGTAAAGCCAGAAGTCTCAGCAACTGGCGTTCCGCAATGCACGGTTGAAATCGATAATGTAAGCCGTGACATTCTGGCAAATGTTCAACTCGCAATGCAATCAACCGAGCTTATCACGATGACATATCGTGAATATATTTCGACTGACCTAACTGGACCTCAGAACGATCCTCCTATGACTATGGTGCTGTCGAATATTTCTGCCGACGTGTTCAAGGTTAGGGCGACGGCTTCATTTGGCGATCTCAACAACAAGCGCTTTCCGAACGAGGAATACACCGCCGAGCGCTTCCCCGGTCTGGTGGTCTGATGCATTGGGCTTTCGACTATATCGGCACGCCTTGGACGCGCGACGGAAATGATTGCTGGCAGTTCTTCAGGCGCGTGCAGGAAGAGCGTTTCGGGTTGATTGTGCCAGCCTTTGACGTGGATTCGCATCGTTCGGCAGTCTGTGCGCGGGCCGTGGCAGAAAACCCAGAGCGGGCGAACTGGCAGCCAGTTGACCGGCCGCAGGAAGGCGACGCGGTATTAATGGCGCACGCCAGTCATCCTTCGCATATCGGTCTATGGGTCGATGTCGATGGCGGCGGTGTGCTTCATTGCCTGAATGGTCCAGGCGTTGTCTTTCAGAAGCCGCGCCAGTTGAAGGCTTCGGGCTGGGGTCATAGGGAGTATTACCGCCATGTTTAATGCGCAGTGTGTGACGGTACGCGATCCGTTTCATCCGCTGCGTAGTCGGGAAATCAGGACGCTGGATTGTTCCGGCCCGATTTCGGCGCTGGCGCCAGTGACGAAACAGCCTTTCATCATCCTGCGCAACGGTCAGGCGGTGCTACGGGAGGATTGGTGTCAGTCGGTGTCCGATGGCGATCTGATGGCGGTGGTGTTGTTGCCGCAGGGCAGTGATGATGGCGGTTCTGACGTTTCAACAATCCTGCTTATCATCGTGGCCATCGTTGTATCTTATTTCACGTTTGGCGCTGGCGGTGTTGCAATTTCTTCCGTTGGAAGTCTTGCCCAAAACGCAGTTGGCATTTTGGGTAATGCGTTGATCAACGCGATGATGTCTCCGCCGTCTGCCTCTGGAATATCTGGAAACGACCCGCAATTAGCCTCTCCTACATATAACATAACGGCGCAGGGAAACACGGCGCGGCTGGGCGGAGCCATCCCTGTTCAGTATGGCCGGCTCAATGTCTTCCCAGACTTTGCCGCATCTCCTTATGTCGAATATGAGGGAAACGAACAGTATCTTTACGAGCTGCTGTGCATTGGGGTTGGTGAGTACGAAATCGAACAGATTCGCATCGAAGACTCGGATATCTCAGGATTCGAGGAAATCACCTATGAAGTCGTAGGTCCGAACGAAACGCTAGACCTGTTCCCAGCAGCGGTTGGTACGTCGGGCGAGGTTTCCGGGCAGGAAATGGTTTATAACACGGAAATCGGCCCGTTCATGGCGAACAATTCCGGCACTCTGGCAACACGGCTTGCCGTGGATGTGGTTTGCCCGCGCGGCCTGTATTACGCTGAGGATTCTGGTGCATTGTCGGCGAAGAGCATCACCTTCACGGTGCAGGCCAGGGAAGTGGATGACGATGGCGTAGCGGTCGGATCGTGGGTG